GGTTCACCAACCCGATGACGACCGCAGGCGACGAGATCATCGGCGGGTCGGGAGGGACAGCGCAGCGACTCGCCGTTGGCTCGAACGGACAGGTCCACACCGTCGTTTCCGGTGCACCCGCGTGGGCGAATCCGGTAACCGAAAGCGCAGTGGTCGCCACGCTGACAACATCGTTCAGTGGGATGACAGGCAGCTTTCAGAACATCGGCTTGTCCATTACCTTGCCTGTCGCGGGAACGTATCTCATTACTGCCGTGGCTCGTGGGGACATCACGATCAATGGAACCGCAGGACAGCAGTGTTGGATCATCGGACAAATTTACGACACCACGAATTCCGTCGTGCTTTCACATGCCGCAACCACATCGTGTCTGGGATCATCCCTCTCGTTGCTGTGTCTTGGCTCCCTGCAAGTCTCGTCCGTCGCAATTAGTTTTCAGCAAGCGACACCTTTCGGGACTGTCATCTATACCGTGACGGGTGCGACCGTGCTCAACGTTCAAGCGTGCTATGCCGCCACAGGCGGTACGATAACCGGCCCAGCTATCTATTCGGATACTAATGGGGCAACGTCGATTTCGGCGGTTCGCATTTACTGAGGCAGTTCCATGAGCATCGCAGTTGAACTTGTGCAGGGAACGGCCCGGGACTTCCCCTTCCAGGTCACGAACCCGGACGGCACGATTCCCACCGGGATCTTCCTGGCGACCGACGTGCTCACGGCGAGTGTTTGGGCCGGCTCGAACGAGACCCCGCTGCTCTCTCCGACCGCGAGCTGGATCAGTGCGACGAACGCGCAGTATCAGGTCTCACTCCAGGATACCGACAGCAGCTCCCTGCCCTACGGGATTTACTACCTGCAAGCGTACGCGACGCGGGCCGGCACACCCGCCCGGACGACGGCGCTCTTGCCGCGGGGCAGCTCACTTGAGATCATCGCGGCGCCGCTGGCTGTCGTTCCCAGGCCGACTTACATCGGCATCATCGATCTGCGGAAGATCGCCCCCTGGATCGACGACCTCCAGGTGCCGGACTCGCACGAGGGATTTGACGACCCTTGCGCCGACTCGCGCGACTGGCTCGACGAGATGACCCTGCGCAACTATCGGGGCGGCAACGTCTCGCTCCTGGGCTACCACGGGTTCGCCCTCGACGCCTGGTATGCCGGCGGCGGCCGGCGGACGGCGCTCACCAATCGCTGGCTGTTCGCGGCCCTGCAAGCCAACCAGCTCCTGGTCACGCCCCGGATCAAGAACGTGTGCGCGTACTATGCCCTGTCGCGGATCTGCGAGAGCATGATCACCAAGGGCGGCATGTACGCGATGCTCGCGGCCCGCTACCGGCTCGAGGCCGAGTCGCTGCTGGCCAGCACGACGGTCGAGATCGACGTCAACGGGGACGGGTTCGGGGAAGTTCCAATCAACTTCAGCAGCACCAACACGCTCTGGGCGTAAAGCATCTAACCACGGAAAACATGGACAGGACCACGGAAAAGAAAGAAATATCAAAATTTCTTTATTGCTTGTTTCCGTGTCTGTCCGTGCTTTCCGTGGTTCAAAGGTCTTTCTCATCATGGCTAGCGTCTGCAAGCTCGACCTCCCCACATCGCCCCGGGCCGCCGTGTTCCGGGCCATGGAAACCATCGTGCGGGGCAACTTCATCTTCAACCGCGTGGTCAAGCCCGACCGGTTCCGCACCTGGCAGGGCGAACCCAGGGACATCAAGCCGTTTTCGTATCAGGAGGCGCCCTGCTTGCGCTGGACGCCGATGAACACGGGCGAGGAGTTCAAGACTCCCGACACGATGGCCGGCGACCTGCTGATCAACTGCGAGGTCATCATCGCGGGCAGTTGCGTCGATGACCTCACCAATTTCTGGTGGATGTTGACCCGCTGCTTTTACCCGCAAGGCGGCGGCGCGCCGCGGCAGGCGATCATCCAGACCTTGCAAACGGCGGGGGCCCGCAGCGGCTTGGTGCTCTTCTCGCAGCCCGCCTTTGACCCCGGTCCCGATGGCGTGTTCTTCGCGGGCCAGGGGCAGATCAAGATCGAGATTCAATCGCAACTCAACTCGTAAGCAAAGACCGTCAACCACGGAAAGCACGGAAAGACCACGGAAAAGAAATGAAATTCTGAAATCTCTTTATATCTTATTCTTCCCTTCTGTGGTCCTGTCGGTGTTTTCCGTGGTTAAAGAGGTATTCCCATGTCACGTGAGTTCTTGATGCTGGTGCAGGAGTCCGCGTACAAGACTCCGGTGGCCAGTCCAGTCGTCTGGCCTACCGCATCAGCCAATGCATTCTACATCCGGCTCGATGGGGCCAACGTCTTCACCATGCGGCCGCGGCCCGTGATGGTGGCTGTGCCCTACGGCGGCGGGGTGGCGATCGACGCCTTCCGCGTCTCGGACAAGATCGAGTGCAAGGGCCGGCTGGTCACCAAGCTCTACGCCGGGCCACTCTCGCAGTTCCTGCTCCAATGGGGCGGCCAGCAGATCAACACGGCCCAGACCGGCCCCTGGACCACGACCGAGCCCGCCGGCGACCTGGCCAGCGTGGCGATCTATCACGCGATCACGCGGTCCGACGGCACGATCAAGCGGCGCGTCTACCTCGGCTGCAAGGTCGATGGCTGGGACATCGACGTGAGCGAGGATTCGACGATCGCGACCCTCTCGCTCGACGTCTCCGGGAGCACCCCGCAGGGCAACCAGTTCGACAGCTCCACTGACCCGACCGCCGTCACGTTTCCCCCGCCCACCGACGTCCAGCTCCCGACCAATCCCTACGTCTTCGTCCACGCCTCGGGAGGGCTGACGATCGGCTCGGCCCGGACGCAGTTCCAGAGCTTGAAGCTTGCCAGCAAGAACGTGCTCGCGCGGCGGTTCTGGGCGAACCGGTTCATCAACCTCATGCGGTTCGTCGGCCGGTCAACGACCCTCGAGGCGATCAACTTCTACGCTCCGTCGCCGGACGACCGCACGTCGTATGAAGGGCTCTTGGGGTTCAACACGGGTGCTGGGTACACGGGCAGCACGTGCACCTTTGAGTTGAACAACGGGACGCACTCCGTCACGTTCAACCTCGAAACGAACAGCGTCATTACGACGTTCGAGGATCAATTGCCCTTGAACGACCTCTACATCCAGGCCATGACGATTACCAATCAGTGGGACCCGGCCAACAGCGCGGACTTGACGATGGCCTTCGTTTGAGCTCCTGGACAGGGCTTCGCCCTGTGCGGACATGTTTTCGCCCTTTCAGGGCTGCGGGCAGGCCAAGGCTCAATGTAAAGCGGCGGCACTCAAAGAGGCCCTGAAAGGGCCGTAACAACGGAGCACGGGGCAACGCCCCGTTCGGGAACATGCGGATTGAAGCGGTTACAGTGTGTCTCCACTACGACGACTTCCTGGAGCAGACCATCCGGGTCAACCAGTCGCTCTTCGACGATTGGGTCGTTGTGACTTCGCAGGAGGACGCCGGTACGGTCGCGGTGTGCCAGCGGTACGGCGTCCGCACCGCCTTTTGCCCATACTTCAAACGGGGCGGGGACTTCGCGAAGGCGCTGGCGATCAACATCGGCCTGGCTCATCTCAAGATCGAGGATTGGGTGGTGCATCTGGACGCCGATACCGCGCTGCCCCGGAACGCTCGCAAGCACCTGGCGAACGTGGAGCTTGACCCCTCCTGCATTTACGGGATCGATCGGGTCGACTGCCCGAGCCTCGAGGCCTGGCACAGCTACCTGGTCAATCCCGACCCCTACGAGAAGCATTACTTCCACCACGGGCCTCGCGACTGGCCAGTCGGTTCCCGGGTCGGGCACTTCGACTACGGCGGCTACGCCCCGATCGGGTTCTTTCAGCTTTGGAACCGGGCCAGCGGTATCCTCCGGTACCCGAGTGTGGCCGGCTGGGACGCCGAGCATACGGATATGTTGCACGCCCTCCAGTGGCCGCGATCGAAGCGCATCCTCATCCCGGAAATCACGGCAGTCCACCTGAGCACGGGCGGCAAGAAATGGGGTGTGAACTGGAAGGGGCGCAAGTCGCCCCGGTTCGAGGCTACGAAAACGGTCGGCGAGTGCTATTGCCCATGAGCGACCGCGAATCTTCCCAGGTTGGATACAGGCTCCGGGGCATTGAGCCTCCGGATCTCGCCCGCTACCCCTACCCCGTGAAGCTCATGTTCTAGGGCTGGGTAGTCGACTTCGGGCTGACAGCGAAAGATCGGGACCTTGCGGCGGGGCTTGGCGCGGATAGCACACCCTTGCGCCCTGTCTTGCCAAAGAGCATCAAGCACCGTAAGTCCCAGGTGGGATCGACGCACAAGCAAGCCCCACCGTTAGAGCCTTCATACGCTCGTTCGCGGGTGCGGTCCTTGCTCCGAGGAAGGGCTCACAGCAATAGCGCCGAGTTTTTCTGGGCATTCGATTCTGTCACTGGCAAGAGTTTTGTCGATATCCTCCGATACCAGAGGGACGAATATGGCCGCGATGTCTTCGGGCTCTCTCCTGATGGAACCGATTGGGTGCAAGCCCAGGCGCTCAAGAAATGGAACGCCTGGAAGCAATCGGCGCACGTCGGCACACCGGCGGTAAGCCCGATCGGCAAGCCGGTGGAGAAGCGGGTCATCAAGCAGGAGATCGAGCGGCGACCCGTTCGTTTCGTCGGGCGAACGGACCTGGAAAACATGACCGGCTGCGCCGAGTTCGACGAAGAACGAACGCGAGCATCGATCAAGGCTGGGTTGCACACTGGCTTCCGCATCCTGAACGCGGAGGGCGAGAAGTGGACTCCCGGGTCAGGACTTGGCGAGCCAATCACGGCCACGGCCTATACACCCACGCAGAAACGAACGGTTGAGCAGACGCTGGCGGTACCGTTTAACACTTGAGAGTGGCGAGTGGCGGGTAAATCAAATACGAAGAAATGGGACGATCCCTTAGGGAGCGGTACATTGCCTGACGAAAAGATCAGAGCAGAGCTTGACCTCCAGAACCAGCAATACCTCGCGGCGGCACAACAGGTCATTGCCATTGCCGAGGACGCCCAGCTTGCGATTTCGCTGGAGAAAGTCGCACAGAGTGCTCAGGATGAAGCGCAGGCTATGGAGATGGCCACCCTGGCGGCCAGCTCGCTGGGCCGGGGCCACGCCAACCTCGGGCGCGAGTTCCCGCACGTCAGCTACGCGGTCCAGGATTTCACCAG